TCTTTATATAGTACGTAAGGTCTAAAAAATATGCTGGTAATTTCTGTAGAAACCCAGTAAGAATGGGCGTGAGCGGGCATAGTCTTTATTGATGCTGACTAAACTTGTTCTAGTGTTCTTGGGTACTGCCTTTGTCTTTCTAGTGTACTGTATTACCAGTCAGCAGCTTTTGATGTCCCGGTCACCGCTTTACCTGTTACAAAATACTACAGTTTAGTGTTTGTAATTAACTGAACTATAGCATATAATTCTCACTATACAAACATCTAAGGAAAGATAGTTAAATAATGGTAGATACACCAAAAAATGTAATCTGTATAGCTGAGGGTTGCAGGAAAAAATTAAAGGGGAAACAACGTAAATTTTGTTCAGGTACATGCCAGAAACGACAATTTGCTAGAGATAAATATTACAACACACAAGATGACGTAAAACCTATTAATATTGAACGTAAGTCTGACGAGGGCGACTACGCTTCCGTTAGACGAGGACAGTATTACCGAGCTTTCGTAAGTGAAGGTATAGCTGATGAGGTTGCAACTGGCGATATGACAGTAGCACACGCAGCTTCCCTCCTTGGCTGCACTTCTGCTACTGTCAGTCGCATGCTTGCTGCCTACAAGATTGACACTAGAAACGCAGTAGCTGCAGAAGACTGGGAACTAACTGCCGAAGCTGAAGCTGCATTAGAAAATTTTTCAAACTTCCGACACAAATATTTTCGAACCGAACTAGGTAAACACTACGAAACCGCTGACTTTCATGAGAACTGGATTAATAACATTATAGATTCTATAGATAACGGTAAAGAATTATTGATACTGTCACCCCCACGACATGGAAAGACTGAACTGTTAATACACTTTGCTGTATATCAGATATGCAAAAACCCTAACATACGTATTATGTGGGTAGGTGGTAACGAAGATATAGCTAAGAACGCATTGTCTGCGGTGCTTGATGTGTTAGATACTAATGAAGAATTACAACAAGACTTCTGTCCACCTGGTACAAACTTTAAACCTGATAACAGGTCAGGTAAAAACTGGTCACAAAATCAATTTACTGTAGGTACTAGAACAGTTGCAGGTATTAAGTCACCTACTATGGTTGCTGTAGGTAAAGGTGGAAAGATATTATCTCGTGACTGTGATTTAATTATTGCAGACGACATTGAGGACCATCAAACTACAATGCAACCTGGTGCTAGAGAAAGTACAAGACAATGGTGGACAACAACATTATCAAGTCGTAAAGAGGAACATACTGCTGTTGTTGTAATTGGTTCAAGACAACACCCTGATGATTTATATAATCACTTACTTGAATCAGATAACTTTACAAGCATAGTAGAAACTGCACATGCAATAGATTGTCCTATACCAGAACATCTAGAAGATGAACATATTGATTGTATGTTATGGGCAAGTAAACGTACTTTTAAATGGTTAATGTCTAGGTTACATTCTGCAGAATCTACAGGCGGTAGACAAACATTTGAAATGGTATATTACAACCAAGCATATGTAGAAGGTACACAAATCTTTACTATGAATATTATTGACCAATGTATGCGACCTGATTTAGTACTAGGACAGGTATATAAAAATTTATATCTTGTTGCTGGACTTGACCCTGCATCATCTGGTTACCAAGCATCTGTACTTTGGGGTATAGACCAATACAGAGGTGAATTATATTTAGTAGATTTAGAAAACAGACGTGGTGGTGGTATTAGAGCTGCACTTGACCAAATGGCAGAATGGTTACATAACTATGATGTTAGACATTGGATAGTAGAAGAAAACGGATTTCAAACTGCTATACGACAAGATGCTGCTATTAAAGAATTTACATTACGTACTGGTATAACTGTACAAGGACATCTTACAGGTAAAAACAAGCATGACCCACTTTATGGTGTAGGTGCTATGGCAGACTTATTTGAAGATAGACGTATACATCTTCCTGTAGGTGATGGTGTGTCAAATGCAAAAGTACAGCAATACAGGCAACAACTGTTATACTTTGATGGTAAACCTGTTTCTAAACGAAACAAGGAAAAAACTGATATAGTTATGGCTAGTTGGTTTCCAATGAAGGTTTTTAGACGTATGCAAAAAGAGCATGCTGCTGATATAGGATTAGACTACAATCCTAGTTATGGAGATTATAAGATGACAGACATGAATAACGCACCATGGGCATAGAAAATTTAGACGTTAAGTCTTATCAAGAAATTATTAGGAATGCTGCTGAGCTTACATCAGGTAAGTTAGTTCAAGAACGACAAGTTCAGAAAGCTAGAATAAAAGCTATTCTTAATGGTGGTGCGGATGGTATTAAAGCATTATTAGGTAATACAATGGAAACCTCTGATGCTGATTTATTACCAGCTCCTAACATGTTGCAATCAGGTATTGACCGACTTGCACAAAAAATTTCAGGTATTCCTCAGGTTAGAGTAGATGTACCTAATGAAAATGATTCAACTAGAAGTAAACTTAGAGCAGAAAAACTAGAACGTATTGTTACTAACTATGATGATAAACAAAACTTATTAGGACAGTTACAACAAGCAGCTAGATGGTTACCTGGTTATGGTTACTGTGCTTGGGTTATTACAACTAAACGAGATACTAATGGATTTGTTTACCCTAGTGCTGAACTACGTGACCCTTACGATACATTTCCAGGAAACTTTGGACCAGACCAAAAACCAAGAGAACTAGCAGTACTAAGACGTATACCTAGATATAAACTTGCACAGATATATCCAGAGTTTGCTCAACAAATTTTAAAACAAGATGAAGATGCTGAAGATGCACAAACAGATAATGCTACACCATTTTTATCTTATGAGAATAACAGAGAACAAGGTTGGGAAGACAATACTTATTCTGGTGTAAGAGTTATTGAATATTATGACATGGGTGGTACTTATGTAATATTCCCTGAACGAAATATGATTTTAGATTTTATTCCTAATATTCTATCAACACCACCATTTGTATTTATGAAACGTGTGTCATTTGACCAATTAAAAGGACAATATGACCATGTGATAGGTTTGATGGCAATGATGGCGAAAATTAACATCATGTCGGCAATAGCCATGGAAGATTCTGTGTTTACAGAAACTAACATATCAGGAGAGATAGAATCCGGTCAATACAGAAAAGGTAGATTTGCGGTCAATTATCTAGCTCCTGGTACACAAGTTTCTAAACCAATGAATAATATTCCATATCAATTATTCCAACAGATAGATAGATTAGAAAGACAATTGCGTATGGTTGGTGGTTATCCTGTAACTGACGATAGCCAATCACCTAATAGCTTTGTTACTGGTGCTGGACTATCAGAACTTAACAGTACTATGTCTTTAATGATTTCTGAATATAGAGATATATTTAAATCAGCATTAGTAGAGATGGACCAAAAAAGATTAGAGTTAGATGTTCTTGTATCTTACTCAACTGGTATTAGTAAAAAACCTATGGCAGGTTTTCTTAATGGTTCTGCTTTTGCTGAAAACTACCAACCTCTTAATGATATTGGTGGTGACTTTAAAACTAGACGTATCTATGGTGTTATGGCTGGATTTGATGAACCACAGAAAATTGTAACTGGGTTGCAATTATTACAAGCAGGTGTTATAGACGTAGAAACATTACAAGATAACATTGATGGTTTAGAAAACATAGCTAAAGTACAAGAACGTATACGTAAAAACAAAGCAGAGAATGTTTTATTTGATTCTATTCTTGCTAGGTCTGCACAAGGTGATATAGCTGCAACAATGGCTGCTATAGCTATTTATGAGTATCCAGCTGCAATAACTGAAATTATGAAACAGTTTTATACACCTGAAGAACCTCAGATGACACCTGAACAAGAAATGATGATACAACAACAGATGATGCAACAGCAAATGGGCGGTGGTATGCCTACTATGGCACAAGCATTTGGTATGTAACATGCAAGATGGATTTGATGTAGATTTTTGGGAAATGGTGTATCAAGAATACGGTGTTACAGATGAATTAGATATATTATCTGAAAACGTAGTTGAGTACATTACACCTATGCCAGGTATTATTATTTTGATTACAAAGGAGTTTTATGGCAAAGAGTAGACGAGGCGGATATAGACAACCAAATAAGCCTGCTTATGTAGCTACACCACAAGGTGGACAAAGAACTGACGGAGGTCCAGGAAGTAAGAAACAACCTCTTAGAAGGCTTCCTGACGCTGATTATGGGCAAAATAAAGCATTTGTTGCACAACAGCAAGCCGCTCCCCTACCAGTTGCTAATAACCAAGTAGAATCTCCAAATATATTTGCACCTACAGAAAGACCTGGTGAACCAGTTACTACAGGATTACCGATAGGGGAGGGAGTAGGTCCAAGAGCTTTGCCTGATAATAC